CTGTCCATGATGTAGAACTCGTAATCGTGGAAAACGGAGGTCTTTTGCACCCGTGAATTAACAGGTACTACCCACATCAAGGCGTAATCCGTCGTTCCTGACGTTGCAATCTCCCAAATATCACCACAGCCAAACGCGTTAATTTGCGCGTGTGCCGTTGCTATTTGTCTTAGGTTGCTTAATATTGTGTTGTGAGTTACCATCAAAGTAATTCTTTAGCTTTTCAAACTTCTCTTTATTATCCGTGCCTTTTTTTCTCCCTCTTTTCATTCGCAATAATAGTCTCGTCCGTAATCAATATCTAATCCATTGGGTAATTTGCCCATCTCCCCCGTCCAAATACCACTATCGTAAGTGTCTTTTCGCGGGTGAATCGTGTCGTAACCCGTTCCGGGATTATCGTATTCAGTAAATAAATCGTGATTCTCGATTAAATATCTTATACATCTCTGTTCGTAGAATTGTGCTTTGTTCTCAAAATTATCCACAAGTCTTTCCATCCCCTCGGTATCGGGATTGAAATTGTCCGCGTTCTTCGTTCCGATTGACTTATTTCTAATCTTATAAAGTAAAAACGGTGATACTTCAAATAAAGCTCTATAAGTTAGAGCTGGTTTAATGTAATCGTTTAAAAGCGTAGTGTAATTAGCCGTTAGTGTTCCAGCTTGTGAGCCTGAAATCATCGCATCATAGAGGGCAGTGCCTAATATCTCACGAATGTGAACCTCCTGAGCCTCTAGTATAGCTACTTTTAAGTATTTGTCATCGACGTTCTCATCAATGACCGTTCTATCCTTAATATAATCTGGTTTTACTAATAAATATGCCATGTTAAACTTCTTTTACGTATTCCGCTACCCAAATATGTCGGCAATACGGTGTTAATACTCCATCTCCATGATTCCACCACCCGCCGCGTCTCTCAAAGACGTTATATCCAAGTTCTGCGCTAATCTGGTCAATCTCTTTACGCGTGTACAGTCTATCCTCCTCCATTAAATACTTACAGAAGTCGCGCGAGTTCTTTAAACTTCTCTTTGCAACTCTGGGATTCCATCCATAACCGTATCTTAACTCCCATTCTGATTGCTTAGGAGGATTACTGTCAATTATTTCCCTTGCTTTCTCAGATAATATCTTTCTCTCTACTTTGTCCCCGTATTTCTTCACGTTCTTTGTATCAAAAGCCCCTGCACTTTCCAATGCTGCTAAAACCTTATCCACTCTTCCAACAGGGACTTTCAATGCCTCTGCAATACTTTTATTATCAATAAAAGAATCTTTCTCTATAAGATCTAAAACGCTTCTGTAAATCTCTTTCATGTCGTCGTCCAGTAATTCAGCGAATTGATAAGAGAAACGAGCATAAGAGTTGTAGTTGTATCGCTTTCTGCCGTACTTTCTAAACACCGCTAAGGTAGTTTCTATTTGTTCTGCCGAGAATTCTAAACAATCCGTGTGGTTGTCGAATCTGTGAACGTAACTGGATACTTCCTTCGGCTCTGGTTCTTCAATCTCCTTGTATCCCATCTCCTCACGAATCTCATTCTTAGTCAACACCTGTAATTTAGCTTGTTCGCTATACTGAAGTGTGATTGGTGCTACTTCTTTTAAGTGAACCTTACAAGGGATTCCCATTAATTCAAAAAGTGGTTTGAAAAACTTGTTTAAAGCCTTTTGTTTCTGGTCAACGTAGGTGCTTTTGAAAATCTCATAAGCATCAATCATCTCGTTTCTCTGTCCTAGCGTGCCAGGTGTTGCAACTCCAAATAAAGTAGGAGAGGTAATTCTGTGTCCAGTGAATAACTCGGTTCTAACCGTATTATTTAAGATTTCAAACTGTTTATCTAAATCACTTGGTGAAATTCTTTCAATCGTCGGTGCGTTTTCCTTTGATAAAGTCCAAGTAAGCATCAAACTACCAGCTCTATCCGTTCCCGTGAACTTTTCTTTTAGTTTTCTCTCTACGTTTTCCTTTTCTTCGATGGAAGGCTTCCCATTATTAAAAGAAATTATAGTTCCAGCGTGAAATCCTGTTTTTAAATTCGCTAAATGAAAGTTAGCAATCTCGTAATCTATCTCAGCGTAAGGAATAGTACCTAAGTAATTAGGTAAAGGATAATGTTTATTATCTGGTCTGTATTCGTAATAGAAATAGATTCCACTCCCTTTTTTATTATTTAAGTCAATCTTTGGAATGTATTTTAATCCTGTTTTCTCTTCTGATTGGGTAGAACTTTTCCAATCATTCGAATACCAGAACCCGTCTAGCTCTTTATCAAGTCTTAATCTTGGGAAGTCGATGTGATTAATCTCAAAATCCCTTCCGTTCTTCTTCCAAATGATTTCTAAATAACATCCTCCGTAAACCTCAACATCCAAAGCACATTTGTACCCGATATCACCAATGGTTTCTCCCAGTTCATTATTCGGGTTTCTTAACTTATCTAAGATAATAGATTTTGAAGTCGTGGTTAATCCATCCGCGTCAATATCGAAGCCATTACCAGCGATGTAATTAGCTTTCCCTATAATTATAGCGTTGTGTTTACTCGACCTATTAAAGAGTTGAGTTAAATAATCAGGGTAACGGTTTCTAAATTCTCCCTCTGTACCGAATAGAATCCAATCTTTAGATTTATCCTCTTTGAATTCGGGAACTTTGTGAGTGTTGAACTCAATAAAACTTATGGGTGATAGTTGTACTTTATCCATTATTCAAATGTAAAATTCCCACCATTGGAAGTGAATGTGAAGTCAGCCGTTGAAGAGTTGACTCTAAGCATTCCCACCTCTAGTAGATTGGTTGCTAAATCAGGGTTAAGATTAGTTGAACTTGTTTGCTCCCAAACTCGATATTTGTATTCTCCGTCCTCCGCTAGGTTCACAGTTCCAGATGTTAATACCTCACTTGTGGATTCTGTGATTAAAAACTTATTAAAGCGCGTTGTGAACTGCGATGAATCAAAAGCAATGAATCTCTTTGCAGCTCCAGAACGTGGTGTGAATTCAAATAAAAAATAAGGATTACTCAAAGTTTGTTTCTCCGTAACTGTACAGTAGAAGTAATTGTTAGTGCCTTGAGTGATTATGTTCATGCTATACTATACGTAAAAAGGCCGATTTACGCAAAGTGTTAATAAAAAAACAACTCCCGTTTTTTAGGCGGGAGCTGAAACAAAACAAAATGCACTTACGTGCCGTGAGAGAGTATGCTTAGGATAATAAGCCAGAGATAATACCAGATGAAACTTCCTGAACGTCGTTAATCTCCTTAGCCATTAAGGTTACAGTGTATCCGTTCAAGTCATCAAACTTCTTACCAGATTGAGCCTCTACGCCAGTGATTCGCATTGAGCGAGTTTCACCAACCAGCCAGTATTTGCCGTTGTTATCTTCGACAATTACCATTAACTTATTCTGGATTGCAAGTCTAATATTGTTTCTATTCTTAGCACTCATTTTCTTCATCGTGAAGGACAGCGTAGCTTCGTAGTGAAGTGTGCCATTCTCAACGTTGCGCTTGTGAGATACTTTGAACTCTGCGTTTTCGTCCTCTAATTCAATAACCCAAAACTTTTTCCCTGAACTCTTAGTGATTGCCGTTACCGTTCCTGAAGATGAGGTTACGGAGGTTACATTGGCAAATTCTGTCCAATAAACCTTTTTTACCCCAGCAACCGAATCGGCGCAATCCAATAAATAATCTTCAATTATATTACAAGCCATTTTAAAAAGTTTTAAAAGGGGGAATTAATCCCCCGTTAATTATGAGTTAGTGTATTGAACTACTAGGTCTGCGTATTTAACACCTACGCCGATGTGGAAACGAGTCATGAATTTCAATTTACGGTCATCCTTAGAATACCATACATCGAAATCGTTGATATCGTTCTCTGCGTTCATTCCAATCATTAAGTTATCCTCGTAAGTTGCGAAAATACGATTCTTAACAGCTATTGGAAGTGAGCCTGTATCTACGTCGTTATCGTTATTCAATCCCGGTAAACCAATCAATTTAACGTTAGTACCGTAAACATTCATTGAGTAGTTATCCATGTTATCGTTAGACGGGTTGAAGTGATACAAATTATCTTGCATTAACTTCAAACGATAGATATTGAAGGTATCGTAACCACAAACGATTACTGGGTTTAATCCGCGAATCTTAGCAGGAATCTTACTGTAAGCAATTTCTTCGATAATTCCACGAACGGTAGAAGTAGAGATACTTGCTTGTTGAGTAGCTGCGATTGCAGTACCAGCAGTGTCGATTGTTGAAATGAAACCATTGAAACGCTTTAAGTGAGTTGCGTTGGTGTAAGTTGTTTTCGCTTGCCATAAAGCAGACTCTAACTGCAATGCAATCTTATCCATCTTACGACCTACCCACATATCAAGTGCCTGGAAGGTTTCGGGACGGTCATTACCCGGAAGTAACTTCTGAGTGATGTAACCTTCTAAATCTTGTAAGCAGATTTCTTCCTGAACTTGAACCGGAGTAGTACTCAAAGAGATTTGAGCTACGGTTGTAGTTCCTGAAGTTGTGAATCCACAAGATGCGCCTGATTGCCACGGTGTGGTTGTTTCAAATGTAGGAATCTTGATTGTGTTACCTTTGATTCCGTAACGCTTGTCAATTCCTGTTAATGTTTGAAGGGTTCTCGGTGAAAGAATCGCCTTCATGATGTAGTCGGACTTGTCTCCGAGTTCATCTGTCCATGCGGATATACCGCTTACGTCAAATGCCATTTTCTTTTTTTATTTTAGTTAAACAATTTTTTACTTTTTTCACCAGCTTCTTTGAAAAGTTGGTCAATCTTTGAACCTGATTGAACGGTTTTAGTGAACTTCTTCCCTTGTGCTACGGATTCTGTCTGAGGTTGTCCCCCAATCTCATTAATCAACACAAGCATCTTTTCAAACAGTCCTTTCAGTTGAGCTTTTTCACCTGAAAGTTTTTCGATTTCAGAATTGTATTTAGTTTGCATTTCTGTAAACTTGTTTTCTGATT